AGTTGGTGTGGTAGGTTTGATGATATTAATAAAACTCATGAGCGTCTTGAAATGATGATTGAGTGGTATAATGCTTGGACATTAGTAGAAAATAACGTAGCTTTATTCATTCAATACATGATATCTAAGAAAAAACAAAGATATCTTGTACCAAAAGATATGATATTGTTTCTTAAAGATATAGGTGCTAATAGAAATGTATTTCAGCAATATGGTTGGAAAAACGTTGGAACTATATTTAAAGGAACTATTCTTTCTTACGGAATTGAGTTTTTACAAGAAGAGCTTGATCATGAAACCCTACCAGATGGCACAATTGTTAAGACAATATATGGCGTGGAACGTATTCCAGATTTTATGCTTCTTAAAGAAATGCAAGCATATAGGGAAGGGTTAAACGTGGATAGACTCGTAGCTTTTTGTTCTCTTGTAGCTTTTGCTAGAGTGCAACACTCTAATAGAGGATACGCTAAACGTATTGAGACTAAGGAAAACTTGGAAAGTTCCCAAAAATTTAGTAAATTAAATTGGGGACCATTTAGACATATTGGAAAGACTCATGGTAGTAAAAATACTATGGCTACACCATCTAGAAGAGCTTTTAAAAATATTAGATAATATGAATAATCCCCTACATTTAAAGAAAATTGAGATTCTTACTAGACTTATAAAAGATGAAGCTATTACAATGCGTGAGGCTTTAATTCTTTTAAAGGATGAGGAGTCTTCTACTAATCAGGACTATGTTTTAGATTCTGACTATTGGACAGCAGATCAAACAAATCCTGTTATATTTTTTGATGGAGATATTTCAAATTAAATAGAATGCAAGTATATAATGCGCTAGATTTAAAAAGTGGTAAAAAGAGTGAGTATACCAAAATGGGTACTCTCACTCAACCAGTTCAATTTCTTCCTGAAAAAGAAAAGGATGATGAGTGGCGCGCGTGGAATTTAGATTGGTATGAGTGGCAAGGACTTAAACAACTTAGACGTAATGCTAGACGTCTAATGAAAAACTATAAACTTGCTAGGGGAATTATTGATAAAACTGACTATATTGTAGAGGAAGATAATGAAATGGCTGATTTAATTGATACTCTTACAAAAGAGGATGTATCAGCATTTGAGCTTAAATTTTATCCAATTATTCCAGGTGTAGTTAACACGCTCTGTAATGAATTTTCAAAGCGTAGTTCTCGTATCATATTTAAAGCTGTTGATGATATTTCTTATAATGAAATGTTAGAACAGAAAAGACAAATGATTGAAGATGTTCTTTTACAGGAAGCTCAGCAAAAAATATTAATGCAAATGATGCAAGGGGGTGCTGAGATGAGTGAAGAAGAAATGCAACAAGCAATGGCTCCTGAAAACTTACAACAACTTCCTGAAATTGAACAGTTTTTTAAGAAAGACTACAGATCTATGATTGAGCAATGGGCATCACATCAGATGTCTGTAGATGAAGAAAGATTTAAACTTCAAGAGTTAGAGGAACGTGGTTTTAGAGATATGTTAATTACTGATAGAGAATTTTGGCACTTTAAAATGAATGAGGATGACTATGAGCTTGAGCTTTGGAATCCTCTTCTTACTTTCTATCATAAATCTCCTGATACACGATATATTTCTCAAGGTAATTGGGTTGGTAAGATTGATTTAATGTCAGTTGCTGATGTAATAGATAAGTATGGATGGATGATGACAGAAGAGCAAATGCGTACTCTTGAGTCTATTTATCCTATACGTTCAGCTGGTTATATTATTCCAGGTATGCAAAATGATGGATCTTATTATGATCCAACAAAATCCCATGAATGGAATACTCATATGCCAAGTCTTGGGTATAGACAATTTATGTCTTTATATGACAATAGATTTTTTGGTCAAGGAGATATTATTCACATGATTCTTTCTGACTCAGAAGACTTTCAAGATTTTGGTCAAAACTATCTTCTTCGTGTCACTACAGTTTATTGGAAATCACAACGTAAGGTGGGGCATCTTACTAGAATTACAGAAGAAGGAGAAATGATTCAGGATATAATTTCTGAAGAGTATAAAATTACAGATAAACCTATTTACAATACTACAACATTTAAGCAAAAGTCAAAAGAAAATCTTTTGTTTGGGGAACATATAGATTGGATATGGATTAATGAAGTGTGGGGTGGGTTAAAGATTGGTCCTAATAGACCTGCGTTTTGGGGTATGAACAATCTTGGTGGCATCAATCCTATGTATATTGGTCTTAATGGTGGTAGACCAGGTAGAGTGCCATTTCAATTCAAAGGAGATAGTACACTTTATGGATGTAAACTTCCTGTAGAAGGTGCTGTGTTTGGAGATCGCAATACGCGATCAATAAGTTTGGTTGATCTAATGAAACCTTACCAAATTGGTTATAACATTGTAAATAATCAGATTGCTGATATTCTTGTAGATGAACTTGGTACAGTGATTATGCTTGATCAAAATGCTCTACCTCGTCACTCATTGGGTGAAGATTGGGGTAAGAATAACTTAGCTAAAGCATATGTAGCAATGAAGAACTTTCAAATGCTACCTCTTGATACCTCCATTACCAACACTGAGAATGCTCTTAATTTTCAACATTATCAAGTGTTGAATCTTGAGCAAACACAGCGTTTGATGTCTAGGATTCAACTTGCTAATTATTTTAAACAACAGGCTTTTGAAGTGATAGGTTTAAACCAACAACGTATGGGTCAACCTATTGCACAACAACAAACAGCTACTGGTGTAGAGCAAGCAATGAATGCTTCCTACGCTCAAACAGAACAATATTTTATACAACATAGCGATAATCTAATGCCTCGCGTACATCAAATGCGTACAGATTTAGCTCAATATTATCATTCTAAAAAGCCAAGTTTGCGTTTGCAATACATTACAACAGCTGATGAAAGGATGAATTTTGAGATGAATGGTACAGATTTATTGCTTAGAGATTTAAATGTATTCTGCACTACTAAGACTAATTCTCGTGCTGTTATGGAGCAATTAAAACAAATTGCAATACAGAACAATACAACAGGTGCTTCTATTTATGATCTTGGTAATGTAATTAAATCTGAGTCTATTGCTGAGCTTACAGGTGTTCTTAAAGCTGCTGAGCAAAAAACAATGCAGATGAAGCAGCAAGAAATGCAGCAACAACAAGAAATGCAACAACAGCAGATTGAATCTATGGAGCGTCAAAAACAAATGGATTTACAATTTAGAGCTGAAGAAGCAGAAAGAGATAGACAAACCCAAATCACTGTTGCTGAAATTAGATCAGCTGCTTATGGAGCACAATCAGATATAAATCAAAATGAAATGTCTGATTATCAAGATGCTCTTAAAGGTATTCAACAACAGGATAACTACAAAGAGACAATGAATTTTAAAAGAGAGCAAGAGATAAATAAGAATAATTTTAACGCTCAGAAAACTAATATTGAAAGAGAAAAGCTTCAAGCTCAAAAAGAAATAGCTGATAAACAGTTACAAATAGCTCGTGAGAATAAGAATAAATATGATGTTAAATCATCTTCTGAAAAGAAGAAATAAAATTATAGCTCTATTATCCATAGCTTTGATAGTTTTTAAAATAACAAAATAAATTTTTAAAATTTATTTCGTATATTTTAAATGTAGATATTACTAATATAAAAACCAACAAATATGAGTGAAAATCAATCAAATGTACAGACCTCTGTACAACAAGTAGATGTAGACATTGACAATTGGTTAGGTGCTCCTGGAGCTGAAAGTGTGGTTACTCCATCAATAGGAGAAGCTACAGAAATAAAACCAAACATCTTTAGTACAAAAAAGCAAGATCTTAGTTTTCTTGATAAAGAAGAAGATGATGATAGAGAAAAAACTGAAGACGAGGTAAAAGAAGAAGCTAAAGAAGTATTTAAGGAACTTGACAAAGAGTTTCTTAATGAAGAAGAACAAGAAGAAAAACCAAAATCATCTGATAGAGGAAGACCTCGTACAGATAAATCAGGATTAGTAGAGTTTCTCAAGAAACGTATTGAGTCAAATGAAATGTTTGCATTTGACGATTATGATGAAAAAAAAGAATCACTTGATGATTATTTGTCAAGACTTGGAGAAAAAGATCTTGATGAACTTTGGAAAGCAAATATAGATAATTTAAAAAATGAGGTGGCTTCTCAAACACCTCAACAGTTCTTTGAATCACTTCCTGAAGAGTTGCAATATGCAGCTAAGTATGTTGCTGATGGTGGACAAGATCTTAAAGGTTTATTTCAAGCATTGGCTCAAACAGAAGAAATTAGATCTTTAAATCCAGTGGATGATAATGATCAAGAAATGATTATTCGTTCTTATCTTCAAGCTACACAATTTGGTAGTCCTGATGAGATTGAAGAAGAAATTGAAACTTGGAAAGATCTTGGTGTTCTTGAGAAAAAAGCTAAGCAATTTAAACCAAAGCTTGATCAAATGCAAGAGCAAGTTGTTCAAGCAAAAATTCAAGAACAAGAATATCACAAACAACAGCAAGAGCAAGCAGCTCAAGCATATATGCAAAATGTTTTTGAAGCTCTTAAACCAGCAGAAATTAATGGTCTTAAGTTAGATAAAAAAACACAAGCACAACTTTATTCAGGACTTGTTCAACCACAATATCCTTCTATTAATGGTAGACCTACAAATTTGTTAGGACATCTTTTAGAAAGATATCAGTTTGTAGAACCAAACTATCCTCTTATTGCAGAAGCTCTTTGGTTGTTATCAGATCCTGATAGTTATAGATCTGAACTTAAAAAACAAGGTAAAAATGCAGCTGTTGAACAAACAGTGAGACAACTAAAAACAGAGCAAGCTCGTAAAAATTCTTCAACACATTATGAAGAAGAAGAGCAAAGACCTAGAAAAATTTCAAGACCTCAAAATATTTTTAAACGTTAATTTAAATTCTAAACCCTAAAAAACAGAAAAATGAGTACTCCAGTTTTAAACAATGGTATTTTTCTACGTGATACGCAGTATCATTCTAGCTCTCACGTAGACTCTTATCACCTGGTGAACATGTTGAAGAGTGCAGAACCCACAGATTTGGGTCCTGTAGACCTTTGGGCTATGGCTCAAAAGGTTGAAATGCCTCTTTATCAAATGTCCAGCTTTGGTGGTAAAAACGTTATCATGGTAGATAACGCACGTGGTGAATACAAGTGGCAAATTCCTGTTGCACAAGATCTTCCTTACATCGTAGAAGATATTGAAGCAGAGAACCAAACCAAAGGTATTGATGGTCAAACATTTAAAATCAAGTTGAACAGACGTATGTTTGGACATGGTGATATCATCACTTATGACAAATATAACGGTGTGGAAATGTACATCACAGCTGATGATGTTATTCCTACAAACGATGGTTTTGTTTACACAGTACAGCTTGTAAACAATGACAACACTAAATACTTGGATAACAAGTATTTGAAAGTTGGAACAAAGGTATTTCGTAAAGGTAGTGCTCGTGGAGAATATGGTGAGCGTTTCTCTGATTTAGGAGATGTTCGTGCAGGTTTCCGTGAGTTTTATAACTACGTAGGTGGTGCTGAAGCTCACGTACATTATTCTATTTCTTCTCGTGCTGATCTTATGATGAAAGGTGGTATGAAAGCTGATGGAACTGTACCTGTAATTGAGCTTTGGAGAAACTTTGAAAAATCATCTGATCCTTCTATTACTAGCCTTGAAGATATGGCTGCTAAACTTGGTAAGGATTATGTGAAAAAAGCTTATCAATCAGGACAACTTACACGTACTTTCTTGACTACTCTTGAAGCTGCGCATCTTACTAAAATTGCTAATGACATCGAAACCTACTTGATGTGGGGACAAGGTGGTCGCATTAAGCAAGATGGTCCAGATGATCTGCGTCTTTCTGTAGGTCTTTGGAAGCAACTTGATAACTCTTACAAGCGTATCTACAACCGTGGTTCTTTCAATCTTGATCTGTTTAAGTCTGAGATCTTCAACTTCTTCAATGGTCGTGTGGAGTTCAAAGGTCCAGATCCTCAACGTTCTTTGATTGTACAAACTGGTATTGGTGGTATGAAGCTTGTTAACGAAGCTATTAAGCGTGAAGCTGTTAACTCTGGTTTGGTTCTTAATGCTCATGAACTTGGAGCTGTAACTGGTAAAGGCTTAGATCTGAATTTTGGATTTGCTTATACTAGTTATGTAATTCCATTCTTGGCTAACGTTAAGTTTGTACTGAATCCTGCGTTTGATAACGTACATACTAACGATATTGAGAATCCAATCATCGATGGTTTCCCACTTTCTTCTTACAACTTTATTATCTTTGATATCACTGATAATACAAACGATAACATCTACTTGTTGAAACTTTCTTGGGATAATCAACTTAAGTGGTTCTAC